GGTAGATACTGAGGTTAAAGACTTAGACAGATTAAGAGAAGATTGGATTCCTTTTGGAAAAGACAATCTATTTCCACAATATCTAGCTGAGTTAAAAAGACAATCTTCTACACATCGTTCTGTATTAGCACAAAAGACTACATTCACTACGGGTGGTGGTTTCTTGACTTCTAACGAATCATTAGCTGATTTCATAGAAGATGTTAATGCTAACGGAGAAAGTCTAAAGGACTGCTTTAAAAAACTAGCAGACGATTATTATACTTATGGTAACGCATACCTAGAAGGCGTTATATATGAGGGTGGTGTAAACTTCTATCATAAAGATGCTTCAACAGCTAGACTAGCCAAAAACAAGAAGCACGTTTTCTTCAATCCTGATTGGGAAAACCATAAGAAAAACCAAAAGACACAAAGAATACCAATCTATCCGCAAGTATCAGCTAATAGATTTATCATACATTATAAGGATTACGAAAGTACATTTAACTTTTACGGATTACCTGACTATGTAGCTGCATTAGAACACATAGCAATAGACTATGAGATTGGTAAATTTAATCACACATCATTTAAGAACGGATTTAGTCCTTCTGCTATTGTTACCGTTAACGGTGATTTTGGTGAAGCAGAAGCAGAGAAGTTTGTTGAAACTGCCAAAGACACATTAACAGGTAGCGGTAACAACTCAAAGATATTATTCCTTGTAAAGAACGGTGAGGACAGTAGAGGTACTGACGTTCAGATTATAAGCAACAAGGAAGATGGTGATTTCCTAGATTTACAGAAGTTAACTGACCAAAACATAATTACTGCTCACAGATGGCAACCCGCCTTGAGTGGTATCGTATCATCAGGAAAGATGAACAATACGGGTAGTGAGATTAGAATAGCTTATGACTTAGCTATGTCAACTGTTATTAGAGATACTACTAACATCTTATTAGACCCTATAAAGAGAGTTATCACTGCTGAGGTAGGAATTAATACCGATGACCTAACAGTTGCTTACGAGCCACCTATTTCATTCCTATCGGACATTGACCCTAAGCAAGTATTGACTATCAATGAGCAAAGAGCAATGCTTAATAAAGACTTAGAAGATATTGAGGATGGTCATATGCTCTTATCAGACAGACAGACAATTAGAGTAGAAAGAAACGAAACACAAGACTAATATGGCAAATGTAAGACAATACAACAAGTTTGTAACAGCATCAGAAGTTATATCAACTTCATTTACTAATCAAGCAACAGATACTGCTTTGATAAGTGATGCTATACTTGAAATTGCTGAACTTGCACACATTAAACCTGAGCTTGGATTAGATATGTTTGAAGAGTTAAAGACACAACACCATAACGGTACTTTGACAACTGCTAACTCTGACTTGTTAACACACTACCTAAAACCTGCATTATGTTGGTTTGTTAGGTTTGAGGTTATGAACGAGATACAATACAACACAACATCGGCAGGATTAGTTGTTAATGTTTCTGACTTTAGCACACCCGCAAGTGTAGAGCAGTTCAATCAAATGAAAAGCGACACATTTAGAAAGGCTAAGGTATTGTTGGATGATATGATTGCTTATATCACTCACAATGACCAATCAAACGATTACCCTTTGTACGGACACGATGGAGATAGCTCAATGCCTGATACGGATATAGCTAGTAAGATGAACGGTATAATATTCTACTAATGAAAGAGGAAGAAAACGTATTTAGAGAAAACAAAGAGTGTCCTGATGGTTATGAGCATCAAATGCCTGATGGTAGTTGGATGTGCGGAAAGGAACACGATGCTTATGATGAGTTTGATGAGAATCAACTTGACCTTATGGATTTAATCAACGAGATGATGAGTGATTTAGTTTCTGAGGTTAAGTCTGCTAAAAACGCTTTCTCACAAGAGGAGATTGATGAAACATATACAGAATATAAGAAGTCTGTAAATATGAGTTACTCAGAACTAAAGAGATGGTCTGAGAATAAATGTAGTAAGAAAGCTAGTTTAGGTAGAGATGCTATAAACAGAAACTTAAAACTACTTTCTAAGAAGAAAGCTGATTGGACATCTAACGATGCTACTGAAGCAAGAAAAGCTATTGCATATATTGCAAGAGCAATTAAACAACCACAAGGCAAAGATGTGAGTAAAGAATGCCCTTACTCTAAGAATTATATTGCTTTAAAGAATTGGGCATACGATAGAAACAAATAAAATAATATAAAATGGCAACAGGATTTTTAGATGATAATGTATCGTTAATGCGAATGGTAGGTCATTCTCCTAGTGGTGATGTTGAGGTATTCACTACTGCTGCACAAACAGGCAAAAGATATTACTGCTTACACTTCCCTGTGGAGAGTGTTATAGCTAGTATTACTGCTAACGAGTGTACGGGTGAAGATGCTCTACAAACAACTGTACCTGCGGGAACTACATTGTTCTTAGGAAAGGTTACAGATATTACATTGACAAGTGGAATCTGCATAGGATATAAATCTTAATATGGCTAGTAACGAACATAGTAGTTTAGAGGATTCGCAACTGCACGTTCCTAAAGGCTTTAGTACAGCTAGTAATGATACTGTGCTTACTAAGAACTCTAGCGGTGCTTTACAATGGCAAGATGACAATTTAAGGAAAACTCATTTTGTTAGGGTTAGTGGATTTTTAAACAGAGTAAGAAGGGCAGATGAACACGCACCCGCTTATGGGGGTAACGTTACCTATTCTTGGTCGTCAGTCGTTACTGACCCTACTGCTGATGCACAAGATGCACTACAACAAGCACAACTATATTGCACTAGAGATGGTTTTGTAAACTCTTTTAGTGGATTAGTTGGAGGAACAAGTGGTAAGACTGTAAGTTTTAAAGTATATAAAGGTACTCCTTCTGATGAAAGTTCTGCTGCTATCGACCTTACACAACTAGGCGATACTGCGAGTGAAACTTTAGGAGGTGATACCACTACCGACTTCTTCTCAACTACATCTTTAGGTAGTAGTGCTACGTTTGCAGCGGGTGATGTTCTTATAGTTACAGTAGCGCCGTCAACAGCACTTGAAACAACAGTAAGGTTTAACGCTACTATGGAGGTAGTATATACATCATAATATGTTAGGATTAAGTTTAGCAATTAGAGTAGGTAAAAGAGTATTAGGAAGTCTAATAGATTCTTTAATGTCGGCTGTTAAGGGTCGTGCTACTTATAGCGAGAATATTGCTGATAGTAAGCAAGTAGTTAAGGATATTGATAACTACGAGTTGCTAGACAAAGCATCTATACTACTTACGCCTACTGCATATTCTGATGCAAGGGTACACTCTGTAAAGACTTATACAGGTGATGAACTTGTTGTTAATGGAGGTTTCGATGCTGATAGTGATTGGACAAAAGGTACAGGTTGGTCTATTGCTAATGGAAAAGCTAGTAATGATGGTTCAAGTGGCTCTAATAATCTAACACAAGGTGGCGTTTTAGTCGTTGGTAAAAATTATAAAATTACTATAACTGTTTCTGATTATGTTTCAGGAAACGTTGAGGTATCAGCAGGTGCAGCACCTAGAAATACAATGTCAGCTAATGGTACTTATACTTTTTATCAAACTTGTACTCCTGCTACTAGCTTTTATATTATTGCAAACGCTTTTGAAGGCTCAATAGACAACGTATCTGTATCAGAAGCAGATGCAGACTTTGACTTCGATAGAGCAAGTAGTGCTACAAGAATAAACTCTGATGGTTTAGTACAAGATATGCAGAGTATTACTGATGTAGATTTAGTACAGAATGGTGATTTTGAGGAGTTGGGTGATGATGCAGTTACTAACGGTACGTTTGATACTGATAGTGGTTGGTTTAAGAGTAGTCAATCTACTATATCGAACGGTACTGCTAGAATTTTAAGTACAGACGGTAGTTATCAGTACATATCTCAAACTAAAATAGAATACACTAACACGCAAAGTAAGTATGTAAAAATAACCTTAGATATAGTCAATTACGTTAGTGGTACTTTAAAGGCTCAATTTAGTGGTGGTACAAGCTACTCATTTCCTACGTCAGTTGGCACACACACAATATATGTCTTAAATGATGGCTCATCAGGAACTTTTAACTTAGCTAGAGTAGCAGGTGTAACAGACATCACAGTAGACAACGTATCAGTACAACAAGTTGACCCTAACGATAGGTGGAGTGCAGGTGCTAAGTGGACTATTGCCAATGGAGTTGCAAGATTAGTTAGTAGTGATAGTAGCGGTAGTGGTTTTATCCAAAGTTCAGTATTTACAATCGGAAACACATATAACATAACTTTTGATGCAGTAGTTGTTTCAGGTAGTGCTAAAGTTGAAGCTCTAGGTGGTGCTACTCTTATTGAGATTGATGAAACAAAAACTTACAATCACACTTTTGTAGCAGATAGAACTGATTTATATTTTAATAGAGTTACATCTGTATCTGATATATCATTAGACAACATATCAGTAAAAGACATTACATTTAGTGAAGATGTAGATTTAGCTAGAATAAACTATGATAGTAATGGAGAGAATGGGCATTGGTTGTTAGAGCCTACTTCTACTAATGAAATTACATATTCAGAGGATTTTAGTCAAACTATTTGGACAAAAAATGATGTACTTGTAGAAGGTGGTTATACTGCACCTGATGGAAGTAATACTGCTTATAAAGTAACAAACGATGGTGGCAATGCACATCTTGTAGGTTATTATAATATAAACACAGGTAAGCGTAAGTCTATATGGGCGAAAACTGTTAGTGGTACAG